GGCCTTGACAAGCGCAGTCGTTTTTGAAGAGTTCGAGTGACCCAAGAACATGTTGATGTTACCCAAAGCAGGACCAGGTAAACCGCAACTATTATGGAAAGCTTCACCGACTTCATAAAACTCGGTTTCTTTATATTTTGTTTTTGTGGAATATTTGTCTTTGATTGCATCTAATGAAAATTCTTTTTTCTTTATTGCCATAAATGTCTATGATTTAGTTTGTTTGTAGTTTAAAAATAGCAAAGGTTGGACACTTTGTGTATATTAGTGTCCAACCTTTTATAAATTAGAATGGTAAATCACCATCCGGCTCAGACTCAGCCTGTGGGTCAACATATGAACCACCGATAGTACCTTCGTCAGATGAACTATCACCATAAACGTATTTGCCTAAATCAGATGACCATCTTGGAGTTTCTCCACGAGCAATTGCTTCCAAATACTCAACAGGTTTTTTAGAGTAAACATCCGCCCAAGTAAGTGGGTCTTCAGTCCAAGCTTTAGCCGTCTCAGCATCTGTATGAACAGGTGATGGGTCGTCATGCATAACAGTCTGAATAACTGTATAAGTTGCACCTTTAGGAGTTTTTGCTTTAGCCAACTCAATGATTAAATCACGTCCATTAACAGGGTCAGTGATATCACCTTTAGCCTTCCAAATTGGAATGATTTTGTCAAGGATACCTTCGTTCTTGTAGTTATGTTTAAAACGCCAGAACTTAACTCCGTCCGCCTCGTTATCACGGTCAACCACTTTAACGATATAGAATTTACGTGGCTTATATGCCTTTGCAAGTTCTTTATCCGATTCTTTACCTGTCGACATTAATTCATCATGAATTTCAGTCAAAGGTGAACGCTCGTTGTCGTTTTTTCCTGGGTCATAGATTTTATTCCATTTACCCTCAACTTGTACTTCGTGGTACCATACTTCTTTGAAGGGTGATGACCCGTCAGGTGTAGGTAGAATACGAAGACGTTTTTGTCCTGAGTTCTCATTTTGCGTCAAGATTGCCGCAAAATATTTTTTCATTCTGTCTTCTTGAGACATTTTGTTTGCAGAGTTACCTCCGCTTTTCGCTTTTTCGTACTGAGCGAGTACAGCATCTAAAGAATTTGTCGCCATTTTGTTTGTATAATTTATTAGTTAATATTCAAGTATAAGTGTGTCAGCCGTGATAGTCAAACTTGAAATTTAGAATTTCAAAGGTTTGTATTGTGATTCTTCTCCGTAATCGTTGAAGGTTGTTTTAATTTCTGAGGGGGTATAACTTTCAACGTCATCAGTAGTTAAAACATACTCATTTTTTCCCGATTTTTCCATGTCTTCTTCTTTATCAACGAAGAAATCTGACAATTTTTGATTAAACGGTCCTGAGTCTAAACTTCTTAATTCAAGTTTTTCTTGAGGAGTTTTTTCTCTATATTGTTCAATCTTTGATTCGATATCATTTAATTTTGTAAAAATACTTCCCATATCATTTAATTTTGATTCTAAATTAGAAAGTTGATTAAATAGATTATTAAAATATTCTTCTTGTTTTGTTTCAATATTTTTTTGTGATTTTACTAAATCAGTAATTTCTAATTCTTCAGTACCTGTTTCCTCAGAACTTTCGTCCCCAACTTTTTCAACATCAGGGTCATTTGTAATATCAACAGGTTCCGCAGTCGGAGGTGTTGTTGATGCGGTATCCGTACCTGCATCAGGTGCTGGTGGTAAAGCTCCCGCATCAGGTGATGGAGGAGTTGCTAATGGGTCACCTTCTGCTGGTGCTGCAAATGGGTCAGTTGTGGCATCTTGCTCTGTGATATAATTATTAATTTTATTATATCTTCTTAACTCTTCAATAATTGTTTGTGAAATTGCCATTTTATCCATTTAATAATTGTTTGAAACCTTGTGTTGTTTCTACGTTTATTTTTTTATTAGTATAAAGAGTATTGTTAACTCTTTCAATTAATCCGTCTTTCATTCTGATTGTGTAACAATCTCCTGTATCTAAATCACATACTTCTTTGAAACCATTACCTTTATCTGTTTCAGTAATTCTTGTACTTTTTCCAAGATATCTGTCTAAAATTTCTTTAGTGCCCATAATTGTTTTTTATTATAAATATATCTCTATTATAAAGAGTTTAATTTTGTCTCAAAATACTTTTTAATAATATTTTGTAACTTTTTTAAGTCATTAGCGTTACTAGTTTTAAAAGTATCATAATCGATATTTGTTGTGTACGGATAGTATTTTAAATAACATTTCGCAAATTCTTCAGCATATTTTTCAGAATTTACAAAATTAACAACATCTCTTTTAAAGATTGAACCAAACCTAGCATCTAATAATTTTATACTGTTTTCGAAATTTTCAAAAACAAAATATCCCTGACTAACATTTTTAATTTTTAAACAAATATATTGTTTATCAACAATAAATTGTTTATTTGTACCTCCAATAATATCTGTAGTCGCGGGTATATTTCCTAAATTATAATTATAACTTGTTAATCCACTATCATTATTATTACCATTTTCTAAAAGTATTAAAGTATAAATTAATTTTTTTCTTTCTAAGTCACCAATTAAGTTAGATATTATAATTTTAATTTCAGAATAAGTCGGGGTTTGTGTTGTTGTGGTAGTAATCGCAAAATCAGAAAGTGTTGCGGAAGTAAGTACACAATTTGAAGTTGACGGATTAGGTTGATTGTTGATATTATCAATAACAATTGCTGAAATTTCACTTTGTGTTCTATTAGGTAATGGAGTTATTGTATTTTGAGATGTTTTACTTTGAGCTATTATATTTTGTAAAAGTTCTCGTTTAATAGTTTGTAACAGTTGGTCGACTGTTGGTAACGTAAAGACACTCATTCTTGTTCCAGTAAAACTTGTATCAAAATTACCAACACCTATAGTATGTGAAACACTTGTAATTAAATACGTCCCACCAAATAAAGGCATATTTCTTAGAATAAAATACATCATAGGTTGTATCATAACATTACCAAATGTATTAACTGACGCTTCATAACTTCTTAATTTAAACAAATTATATAATGAAACGTTTTGAGTCGATGTTTTTACCCCATTTTGTAAATTAGCAATATCATATTCAGCTCTTAAAGATTCACTTGTTGGTTTACCCAAATCTTGCGAAACAGTAATATTTTTAAAAACACTCTGATTTTGAAGTCCAAAATCAACCGCAAACCCGACTACTTTATTTGATAATCCGTAATCATTTTTATCGGTTAATTTGTCAACCAATGGTTGTTGAGCTGCTCGTTTTAAATCAAATCCATCATCATTATATCCGTTTGCAATATCAGGATTTGGTAATTGTTTAGATGATTGGTCAACATACATACATACAAATTTTGTTTTTGTTGACTGATAATCAACAGTATTAAAAGTCCCAAATAAAGAATCCGCAAAACTAGTTGCTCCAGGTGTTTGTGGTTGAGCATCTAAACTTGGACTGTTAACACCGTAAAAATTAATATATCCGGGAATTACGAATGGTTGAAAGTGGTGGTCTAAAACTATTGATTCGATTATAGAATATAAGTTACTATTAACTGACTTTAAATAATCTTTAACTTTAAAAACATCAACATAAATTTTATCACCTATATTTCTGTTAGCCCTATCAACAAATAAAAAATCTTCAAATAAAGTGTCAGAGTTGTAGTTAGTACCTGCCACCCATGTATCATTAACTGATTTAAACTTTTCATATTTTTCAACTCTTGGTTGTAAACCATCTGTAGGTGCCATTTCAGAACCGTACGCATTTATTTTTGGGGAAACTGATAACCCTTTTGATAACTCAATAAAAGTTGAATTGAATAATTTTGATAGTTCACTATTAAAGGTTGTTAGAATTGAATCTATATTTGATTTAAATGTATCACTATTAAAAATTCCATTTTTATATTGTTGTAATTTTTTAGTTGCAAAAACTTTAATTACATTTTGATAATAAATAATGTTAGTCGTTGTAAACTCAACATTCATTGTTGGAAAAAAATCAGTTATAAATGAACCATTATCACTATAAACTAATTCAGGTATAGTTGAAAACCCAACATACAATTCTAAAGCTTTCCAAGCTTCGGGATATAACAATTGTGAATTAGATAATGTTGTAGTCCCTCCTGAAGTTGGTAATGAGTTATTAATGTAACCACCAGGTGGTGTAGTATTTAATAATGGATTTGAGGATACACTACTAAAAATTCTTTTGTCATATTTTTTAGGGTTACCAATTGAAATTAATTTATTATAACTAATGTGTGTGTTTAAAACATCAGTAAGGGTATACATTTGAGCAAATTGTATAGATAACATATCAGTGATTGTTATGTTTTCAGGTAAATAATTTGTACTTAAAATACCTTTTAATACATTGTGAAATTTTTCTTTTTGAGTGTTTTTTTGAATTGATTTTGTATAATTTAAAAATATGTTTTCCAAACTATCTAACTCATCTTTTGAAAAAATTGAAAATATCTCCTCAATTGAATCGTACTCATCCTCCGCGAATAATTCAAATGACGATTGTGTATCAGTTCCACCCGTGTATATTTTTTTCAAATATTTGTCAGGAGGATTAATTGTAAATTGTGTGGTATCAAAATAACCATAATTAGGCCCTCCCCATAATAATCTAACGCTACCATTATACATACTTGGGTTATCAACTAATGAAGTTCTTGTAAAACCGCTTCCTGAAGAATAATTTATAATTTCAGCAATTAATTGATTATTTGTTGATGAGGGCATTGTGTCGTATAAACCAAACGACGGTGTAATCACATACTTGTCATTTTGAATATCTTTAACTAAGACACTAATAGTATTTATTCTAACACTTTTTGTATTACCCGGTGTTGTAATAATATCAGACCCTATCGTTGTTCCTGAACCATCTAAAATCCAAATATTACCTGATGTAATACCATCATTAATCTTATTTTGAATATTAATTGTAGTATCTGTTGATGAAAATAAATTAACACCATTAACCAAATAATAAAAATCATTTATTAATTTTGGATAAAACCCTAAAGTAAATCCTTGTGAAGAGAGAACATCTTGTTGTAAAACAATCGTGTTATTTTGGATGATATATGGTGTATTTACCTGTCCATTAACAGGGTCATAGTTATTAGCATAATCAAAGTTATTCCAAATATTTGACAAAATATCAACACCATTTTCTTTCCAATTTTTATATCTATACCATATAGAACCAAGTTTTGCAATCCACGGAAGTGGTAGTGCGTGTACACCTGAATATTTTTTTAATGTTGTTGATATGAAATTATTTTTAACACTATTTGCCGTGTCATTTAAAGTATATCTTTCTTTTGTTGTTGTTAGAGGTAAACTATTTAAAAATAAATAAGAGGCACTTATATATGGATGGTCAGAATCATTTCTTTCATTTTCAATACCTTCTTGTATTGCGTTAATAAAATATGGTGTGTTAAGGATTGAAGTTGTTTGAGATTGTGTAAATTGTGAGTTAGTACAAGTTACTTTACCCTCAGTAAAAACATAATCTTTAACTTTTCTATTTGTGTAAAATGTATTTAAATTTAATGTTTCAGTATCAATTATATTACTTTTAATTTTTAAATTAACAATAGGTTGATTAGGTAATTTACTATTATATCCTGATATACCGATAGCATCATTTATAT